GGCATCCTGCGCACGATCCCTGTGGTGCTGGCGGCCGGCACGTACACGCTGAACGGGTACGACATCACGATCACGCGCAGCGTGTCGGTTGCCCTGGATGCGGGCGCCTACACGCTGAGCGGCCCGGAGATCGACATCGCGCTCGACCTGATCTTCTTCGCCGATCCGGCCCGCACCCTGATCGCGCGGCGCCCTGGCGCCGCCGCTGTTGCCATGACCCGGACCATCATCGCGAGGCACTGATGCCCCATGTGCTGCAAACCCCCGGCGAGGCGCTGACCTGGTCGATCGACTGGACCGAATGGCTGGCGAGCGCCGACACCATCGCCTCGGCGACCTGGTCGATCACGCCTTCGGCCGGAGTGACCGTCACCGATCTCGGCGAGAGCAATCCCCTGTCCAGCGCCCGGGTATCGGGACTGACCCGTGGCCAGCAATACCTGCTGACCTGCGACATGCTCAGCACGCTCGGGGAGACCGGCCAGCAATCGATCAGCATCCGGTGCGACCACAGATGAGGGCGGGCCGGCTGAACAGGCGTGTGTCGTTCCAGCGGCTGGACGAGACGCCCGACGCGTATGGCAACGTGAGCCAGGGGAGCTGGGCGGAGCTGTTCGCCACCTGGGGGAATCTGCGCGAGACGACGGGGCGCGAGGTGATCGAGGGCGGTGCGCTGCAGGCGCCAATGTCGGCCAGGCTGACGGTGCGCGGCGGCAGCCTGACCCGGACCGTCAGCGAAGCCGACAGCGCGGTGATCGACGGCCGGCGCTGGAACATAAGGGGCATCACCAATCCGGACCAGCGCGGGGCCTGGCTGGAGCTGGTGGTCGAGCGGGAGGCGTTCGGAACCTGATGGCGCGGCGCAACATCGAAGGCTTCGAGGAAGTGGACAAGGTTTTCAGGCGCCTGCCGCGTGAAAGCCTGGAGAGGATCACCAACGCGCTCAACAAGGGCGCCGATGAAATCGTCCGCGACGCGAAAATCGCCGTGCCGCGATCCGAGGATGACGAGCATGTCGCCGACACCATAGGGCGCACGTCGATACGCGCAGCCGGCAAGTCGGCGGAGGTGTTCATCTTCGCCGGGGTCGAGGGGGCGGGGACCGAACAGGCGGCGTTCCGATCGGAATTCGGCCGCAAGCCCGGCTCCGGGCATCCCGGCCACAGGGCGCAGCCGTTCATGTTCCCGGCTCTGGCCAAGAACCGCAAACGGGTGCTCGGGCGGATCAGGCGCGAAATCAACCGGGCGGCGAGATTCGTCAGCGGACTGAGGCCCAAGGCATGACCGACTCGACGCTGGAGATCAAGAAAGCATGGGTCGCGGCGCTGAAGGCCGACGCCGGGCTTTCGGCGCTGATTGGCAATCGCGTCTATGACGAGCCGCCGCAGAACCCCGTCCATCCGTATGTGTCCTTCGGCGCCATCGTCGCCGACGCCTGGGACACCGACGGCAATCTCGGCTGGGAGGCGTTCCTGCAGGTCGACACATGGTCGCAGACGCCGGGACAGGTGGAAGCTTCGCGGATCATGGCGGCGATAAAGCCGGTGTTGCACCGGTCGACGCTGGCGCTGGATACCCAGACTTCCTGCCTCGCGCTGCTGGATTTCGCCTCCATCCTGCCGTGGGATGGCGGCGTCAGGCATGGCGTGCAGCGGTTTCGGGTGCTGACGCACGAATAGCGGCTACGCCGTTCGCCCTCATCGCGCCTTGGGCAAGCGCATCCTCAGGAGGATATCGACATGGCTGCTGGCTTCGATTTTCTGCTCAAGCGCGGCGATGGCGGCGGGCCGGAAGTGTTCACCGTCGTCGGCGCGCTGCGCGCGAAGACCCTGACCGCCGATGGCGGCCAGATCGACGTGACGACGGACGACGACAAGGACGCCAACGGGGTCTTGTGGTCGGTATTCGAGACCGGCGTCCACAGTTTCGAACTGACCGCCAGCGGCGTCGCCAAGCTGACCGCCAAGACCGACCTGCAGGCGATGTATGACGACTTCGCGACCGGCGCGGTGGCGAACTACCAGGTGGTGGTGCCGTTTCTCGGCACCTGGGAGGTCGCGCTGGTGGTGACCAACATGACGATCCCGGCCCAGCACGATCAGGAAATCACCTTCGACACCACCCTGGTCGCCAACGGCGCGCCGGTGTTCACGCCGGAGGCGTGACGATCGCGATCTGAAACCCATCGACAGGAGAACGACATGGCCGCAACCCTGAAGGCATCCGTCCGGGTCGAGCTGACCGCGACCCAGAGGGGCGCCAACGACTTCGATTCCGGCGGCGCGTTCGCGCCCAAGGTGGCCTCGACGCTGAGTTTCGCCAATGGCACCGGCGCCGGACAATCCAATCTGCTGTTCACCGACGAGCGCACCGTCGGGTCCGGCGCCAACGACGACATAGACCTGGCCGGCGTGCTGACCGATGTGTTCGGGGCAACGCTCACCTTCGTGGAGATCACGGGCGTGATCGTCATCAACGCCCCGAAATCCGGCCCGGCCAACACCACCAATCTGACGATCGGCAACGCGGCGTCCCCGTTCGTCGGCTTTCTCGGCGGCACCGCCCCCACGATCGGACCGCTGAGGCCGGGCGCGGTCTTCGCCATCGCGGCCGGCGACGCGGCCGGGCTCGGCACGGTCACCCCCACGTCGGCCGACTTGCTGCGCATCGCCAATTCGGCGGGCGCTTCCGCCGTCTACCAGATCGCCATCCTCGGACGCTCGGCCTGATCATGAATGGTGAAATCACGCTCGATATCTGTGGCCGGCGCATCGTGCTGGCCATGCCGCTCGGCGCGTGGGAGGAGCTCGCCAGGGCCGGGCACGACAAGCCGCTGATCCTGGAAAATGCGCTGCGCGCCGGTCAGTGGACGACGGCGCAGATGATGGACTCGCTCGGCGTGGCCCTGAAACACGGCGGCTCCGGGCTGGCGGCATCGGAGGTCGTGGCGGCCCATGGTCTGATGGGCGCCGCCTCGGTGGCGCACGCCGCCATCATGGCCGGGCTGGTCGGCGACGAGGGCGACGAGGGCAAGCGCAAAAAAAAAGAAGCGCCCGGCGACCCGACACCGAATGGCGATTCCGCATAGGACCGTATCTGGAAATGGGCGGGATGATGGGCTGGCGCGCGATCGATGTCAGGGCCTGCTCGATGTCCGATTTCGCGCACCTGTTCAATGGCTGGCTGAGGTCGCAGGGCGTCGACCCGGACGACAGGGGCCGCCCGACGCTGGATGATCTCGATGACCTGATCGAAAGGTATGGTTGATGGCCGAGGAAATCGCCGCACTTGTCATCCGCCTGGAAGCCAGGATCGCCACTTTCGAGCGCGCGATGGAGCGCGCCCGGCGGACCCTGAATACCCAGACCCGGGCCATGGAGCGCCGCGCCCGTGAGTCGGATACGCGGATCTCGAGGTTTGGCGCCAGCTTCGGGGCCGCGTTCATAGGCCGCGCGGCGCTGATAACGGCTTCTCTCGCGGCCGTGCGGAAGGCGGTGCTCGATACGGTCGCGAGCGGCGATACGATTCGACGGCTCGAAGGCAGGTTCGAGGCCCTCACGGGATCGGTGGAAAGCGCCGGTTTCCTGCTTCGCGAGACATTCGACATAGCGCGCGATGCCGGTGTCGCCGTCGATGAGGTCGGCAAGATCATCACCAAGTTCACGCTGGCCGGCAGCGTCATCGAAGCGACCGACGCCGAAGTCGCGCGGCTCGCGGAGACGGTGCTGAAGCTCGGGATCGTCAGCGGGGCGAGCGCGAGCGAACTGGCCGCCGGCGTCCTGCAATTCGGTCAGGGCATCGCCTCCGACAGGCTCGCCGGCGAGGAACTCAAGTCGGTTTTCGAGAATACCACGCTGGTGGCCAAGAAGCTGGCCGATGGCCTCGGTGTCGATATCGGCAAGCTCAGGGAAATGGCGGCGGCAGGCCAGCTTACCGGCCGCGTCGTCACCGATGCCCTGCTCAAGTCCGCCGATGACGCCGACAGGGCGTTCTCGGACCTGCCCGTCACGGTCGAGCGCGCCGCCGGGCGGATGTCGGTCGCCTGGACCGGCTTCACCGCCAAGGTGGACGAAACCCTGGATCTGAGCGGAAACCTGGCCGCCTTCTTCGAAAAGGAGGCGAGAAGCCTTGAGGAACTGACCAGACATATCGGCCCGCGGGATGAGTCGCTTGAAAACGCGGAACGGCAACTCGAGCTGACCCGTCAAATTCTCGACCTGGAACAACAGATCGTCAACCTGACGCCAAACGCCGAGCTTCTTGGATTCGGAGACAAGCTGCGCAGGGACCTGGCGGCGGCGCGGGCGGAGATGGAAGGTCTGCTGCGCGCGGCCAATGCGGCGGCGCTCGCCGCAGCCAGAGACAGGCAGCCATCCGCGGGCCCATCGACTCGCCCGCGCGTGCGGAGCTTCGGCCCCGGCGTCGTGGCGGCCCTGCCGGCGAAGTTCACCCCACCCCCGGCGCCGTTCGAACCGCCAGCGCCGCCGAAGGCGGGCCGGCAGACCGACGTTCTCGGCGACCAACTCGATGCCCTGCGGGACCGCATCAGGCTGCTGGATCAGGAGCAGCAGCTGGTCGGACAATCGGCGTTGAAACAGGGGGTGCTGACGGCCGCGTTCGAGAAGCAGCGCATCGTCGAGGAATTCACCCTCGCCGCCAGGCGCGAAGGCCTGCGCATCACGCCGGAACAGACGGCGCAGGTCGACGCCCTGGCCGAGCAATTCGAGCGCGAAGCGGTGGCCCTGGCCGTGCTAAACGACGTGACCCGGAAGCAGGAGGATGCCCAGCGGGACGCCATCGAGGCGGCCCGCGAGAACGAGCGCCAGATTCGCGGCGTCGCCGACGCGATCAGCGGCGCGATCCAGCAGGCCGACAGCTTCACCGACGCGCTGAGGAACGTCGCGGTCGCGCTCGCCAACATCCTTGGTCAGGATCTGGCCACGCGCGGGAAGGGCAGCCTGCTCGGCCAGCTGTTCGGCGCGGCGGCGTCCCTCGGCGGCTCGGCGCTTACACCCGGCGGCGGACTGCCGCCGGCCATCGTCCCGGGGTCGCCGTCCGCCAAGGGCAACGTCTTCGAGCGCGGAAACCTGGTGCCCTTCGCGCGGGGCGGCGTGGTGTCGAGGCCGACCGTGTTCCCGATGGCGCGCGGCGCCGGCCTGATGGGCGAGGCCGGGCCGGAGGCGATCCTGCCACTGTCGCGCGGACGCGACGGCAGGCTCGGCGTCGCCGGCGGCGGCGTCACGGT